CAAACGTAAGGAACTTGAGGATGCAGACGCAATGCGTGACGCACAACGTACAATGGCATGGTACTCACTTGGTGGTATGTTGTTGTATCCTGTTATTGTGGTTCTATCAACAGTTTTCAATATGGATCAGGCAGCTAAGATTCTTGGTGACATGGCGGGTGTGTATTTCATCGCAGTTGCTGGTATAGTTGCAGCGTTCTTTGGCGCACAGGCACTTAGCAAACCTAAGAAATAAGGAATAAGTCATGGCCACGAATGATGAAATTGTTGCTAAACTTCCCGCTGTATTAGCAAAGCTGCAAGAAACAAATGAACGATCTGCGAAAGCTGCTGAGTTGGCAGAGAAGAGAAAACTTGCAGATTTAAAAAAACAACAAACTATTGCAAATAAAAAGGGCGCTGCGAAAACCCGTGCTGATTTAGATGCAATACAAGAATTAAAAGATTTAAAAGAGGCTATTAAGGACAGGGAAGCTCAACAAGCAGAAATAGCCAAATCATCTGCTGGTCAGGCAATAGCTCTTAAAAAAGAATTAGAAGGGAGTGGTAAGGTTGCAGAGGACAATAAAGAGTTTCAAAAATTAAGTTATCAGGCACGAAAAGAAGATTACGCACAACGCCTTAAAAACGCAACATCTCCTGCTGCTAAAAAACAAATAAGAGAAGAAGCAAGAGCAGATGCAAAGAAGAATGGTTCCCGTTTAGAAAAGATTGCTGCTGGAATTGATGGTCTATTTGAAATGGGTAAGAAGAAGTTGAAGACTGCTGCATTAGGTGGTCTTGCAATTCTTTCTACTCTTGCGATTGGTGCGTTTATTATTGCTCTTGGTAAGTTTCTGCAAAGTGATTCCTTCAAGAAGTTAACAAAGTTTATACAGGAAACAATAATTCCTAAACTGATGGAGTTTTGGGAATTTGTCAAAGATAACTGGGTAGAAATTGGTATATTAATATCTTCATTTTTAGCAGCATTTGTTATCGTTAAGGCAGCAATGATTGGCGCTAAAATCGTTAAGACAATTAAAGCAATAGGTGTCGCATTTACAGCAGTCAAAGCATTTTTTGCATCAACCATGCTCCCAGCGGTTACTGCAATGATGATTCCCCTTCTACCATTTATTGCTATCGGCGCAGCAATTTCTCTTGCGTTATATTCTCTAAAGGAAGCATTTGTCGATGCGAGGAAGACGTTTGAGGAAACTGGTAGTATAGGTGAAGCACTTAAAGCTGGTATATCTAAATTTATGGGAACCCTACTTGGGTTCATACCTAAGATGGTTCTAAAACTGGTGGGTTGGGTTGCTGGACTATTTGGATTTGATGACTTCAAGAAAAAAGTTAATGCTATTGACCCTATTGAGTTTATCAGTAAACATATTTCAGCCATGATTACGAAACTTGTAGATTTTGTTAAACTTTTATTTAAAGACCCTGTTGGAGCGATTAAAGAACTTGTAAAAGGGTATATTGATGTGATAACTGATTTTGCTGGATTTGTCTATAAGAAAGCCATTAAACCTATTATTGATTGGGTGGGTAAATTATTTGGTGTTAAAGATGCATCTGGCCAGATGGAAGGTTTCGTTGAAAAAAAATTAGATAAGATCATAAATTTTGCTGAAGAAATATACAACAAATATATTAAACCTGTTGTTGATTGGGTTAAAAAGACATTTAGTTTTGATGTGAGTGGAACAGCATCATCAATTATGAATATGCTTCCAAATTTGAGTAATATGATGCCAGACTTACCCACATGGGATAATATTAAAGGTAAAATTGGCACCCTACTTAATGATTTGCTACAGGGCTTGGCCAAGATGATGGATTTCAAGTTCGTGCCCGACAAGGTGATTAGAGGTATATCTAATCTAGGCACTGATGTAGCATCTTCTCTGGGAGCTGAAGTAGGTAATAAATATAATCCCAAAACCGAAACAATGGAAGTAGTCGATACGAAAACAGGTGTAAAATTAAATGCTCAGCAATTACAAGAGTTCGAAGCTTCAAAGGTAAAACGTGATGCTTCTAGTTCTGCTGCTGGAGGTGGTGGACAAACTAACAATGTTGATGCAAGACAATCATCAACTGTCAACACTACAGGACCAAGTGGTCAAAATCGTATTAAAAATGAAAGGTATGGTGGTCTACAACCTCCAGCATATCAGTATGAAGGTCTTTAAAAAAAGGGGGAACCGAAGTTCCCCCTTTCTCTTACTCGTTTGCCAACTTTTCAAAATAGGACAGACTGTCCCCTTCATCATCAGTGTCAACAGTAGGCGCTGGAGTAGGTTTTGTATCTACTTTAGGTTCTGCCTTTGGTGCATCTTCCATCACCTCAGCTGCGTTACCTACCGTAGTAGTCCCTGCAAGAACCATATCCAAACGCTTCTTGAGTTCGTCATAGGACTTGAAGTTAGAAGCAGAAGTAAACTCTGACAGAGGATACTGACTCTTCCAAACTTCTTCAAGCTTATCGTCATCATCAAACAAAGGACTTGGTGCTTCAAACTCAGACTTGTCATAGTTCCAGTAACCATCAACCTTACGAACCTTCAACTTGAAGTTCGCACCTTCCCAGAAATCAAAGGGATTGATAGGACTTTCATCTTGGAATGCAGGCTGCATTGCTTCCATGCACTTATCAAAGATTTTCTTACCGAAACGATAAAGCATAACCTTACCCTCGTTCTGAGGATTCGCAGGGTCTTGCACAACATAGATGTTGGAGTAGTACTGCAACTTACGCTTCTGACGCCGGGCAATCTCCTTGTCCGACTCAACGCCTGAGTTCCAATATGCAGAGTTCATCTCTGATACAGGATCGTTCTGACCAAGAGTGGTGAGAGAGTTCTCAATATACCACTGACCAGTTGGGCCTTGGAACGCATGGTTCCAGACTTTTGCCCAAGGCATGTCCTCACCCTCTACTGCGGGTAGGAAACGAATGACAGCATAACCGTTGCCGGTCTTATCCATCGTAGGTTTCCAGAGGCGATCATCCTGATAGGACTTCTTCTCTTGGGGGGCGTTTTCTGCTTGTACTGCACCGAGCAGTTTGTCCAAAGAATTGGACTTCTTGAGTGTACTTAACGACATATGTATTCTCCTTATGTAAATATATGTTTCGTATGTTTAGATATTGACTTTATCACAAAACTCTGCTTTTGTCAAGTAACTTAGATTATTAAATTTACCATCTTGGCCATTCTGAAAGAAATCTTTCTGACCAAAACGGTCCACTGGATCAATCCAATAGAATTTAATATCCCGAAACTCTGTAAAGACAGTTTGCATCTGGTTAATCCAATTGGTTGAATTAAAACCTTTTGCATCACTTGACAGATAGTTATCTGTCCCTTTATATATGTTGTTTAACGGCTCATCATATGATGATAGGTCAAACCCCAATATATAAATCTCTGATGCACCCTGCTGACATGCAAGGTGCAGTGCGGTGTTACCCGCTGACCATCCAACAGGAAAGTCAATTGTATTTATGTTGTCATCCTCAGCAATGTATGTAATCCATACACCAACATCCTTCTCCATCTTCATCTGAAGGTCTTTCATGTCAAGTGAGGGAAACATCTGGATCGCAGCTTCAATCCTCTCATTGAGTGTCACAGGGTCTTTACCTGATATAACACAACGATCTGTAATGGCACTTGTCTTGTGAATGAATGCCTCTGGAACGTCAAACCCCATAAGCATCACATCTGCTACTTCAGCAGGAAGGACTGACCAGTTTGCAAACCAGCACTGAATATCACGCCAGTTATTCGACTCGTAAATCTCCTGCTGCATACCATAGTCAACTGCAACAAGGTTATCCACCATCACATCACGCCAGATTGCATTGCAGCCCCATGTGATAGCATCAACCTCATATTGTTTGTCACCAAACCACTTGCGTGACTCACCATTGCCGATTACAAGGTGTTTCATATTTCTTTCATCAGTGGGAAGATTTGAGCAATCTCATGAGCACACGCAATCGCAATATCCTGATGTTCCTTCTGTGTGCCATTCGCACTCCGTAGGTCAATGTAGTGTACCCATGAGCGTAGTGTACCGTTCATGTATAGTCGGGACACTGTGTTACCCTCTGGAAGAACTGCACGAGCCTGTTCCTTGGCAATACCATTATAAATGGCCCACTCATAGACCTTTTTAGCTTGTCGGATAATCTCCGTCTGTCTCATTCGAAAATCTTCATTCAGTCGGCGGTTGTCCTCACTCAGATCGATACTGTTCTGCCTGTTCTTAGGGTCTTGCAAACGTGCATCCCTAGTCTCAAATGACAAATCCTTGGTAGGGTCTGCATACCGCTGGCTGAACTCTTGAAACGAGAACGAACGGTGTCGTAGAATCTGACGAGCAATGTCCCTCGTTGTCTCAATCTCTAAACATGCGCTGACCATCTCTAGGGGTGACCAGTGCTTATGCTTGATGAGATACTTGATAAGCTTCTCACTAGTATCTTTATTGTTCTGGTTGCCGGGATTGGATACCCTAGCACAATATGCGATGAGTTCCTGTGCGTCATCCACACCAATAATGTTATCTGGTGTAGAATGTGATGTCATTCTTACTTTCATTATTTGGTAACATCCTCATATTTTGTGTTGTGACTTCTTCTTATATTATTTAATTCTGCGGCAGATAATTTACGTTTTGTAAATCTTTTTAACCACTGCATAAACCGTTTAAACATAACTTTATATACCCTTTCGTTTTTTCCATGCGGCCTTCATAGCTTCACTTTGAGTTTTCTTATATTCTGGTGAACTGTGTCCTTTAGAGTTTTTATTACCCATCATAGCTTTTGAAATATTAGTTTTTCTTTCCTCTGCATGTGGGCCCCATTCTTGACCTTTCAGCGATTCAGAAATCTTCCGTCTATGTTCTAGTGATTTAGGAACACCTTTGTTATTCTCTCCGCCCATACTAGACCTTTCCATCCAGATTTCTTCTTGTCCTATCTGTTTAGATAATCCTAACCAAGCACACTTGTCTTCTTTTTTGCCGTACTTCTCGTATAACTCTTTGTGTGCTTGTGCGTGTTCTGTTACTGTCAACGCTTCTATATTAGTCGGAGAGTCTGAACCGCCCATATGTTTTGGTATTTTATGATGATTATGCATACAACTATTTATAAAAATATAAATCTATAGGTCAGTTGGTAAATGGTGCTGGTACAAGGAATCGAACCTCAAACTGATGATTACAAATCAACTGTTATACCGTTTAACTATACCAGCTATACCATTTACTTGTTAGAGTTAAACCTACGCTGAGGTTTGTAACCCTTTGGCCAAGTGGGTTGACGATTAGCGAGTGTCTTAACTCGCTCCGACAGTTCGTCAGATTTCACTGACATCTCAGCATTCTCAAACTGCAATGCTTTGATTTGGTTTTCTAGTTCCCGGCACCGTGCCTCAAAGAACCCTTCTACTCGTTCCATCAACTGGACTCCTCTATGAGTTTCAATAGTCTTATCTTATACTGTTCTTGATCAATTGTCAAGAACCTTTCGTAATTATTCATCAGATTATCTAAATCAATCCATATGATATCATCCTCTAATTGTTTATTCCAATCCGGCCCAAAGTTGACCAGCTCATCTAGTATGATCAATGTTTCTAATGACACTCGGCCACCTAGAAACTCTCTCATTAATTTAGGGTGTTGTCCATTCGTTACTGTGAACAAATCCTCAAACGCTTCTACAAGAGGTTTCATCTCCACTTCGAACATGTCAAAGAAACCCTGTCGTTTCAGTTTCCATGACTCGTAGTTCTCATCATTGAAGTTGGCAATATACCCCTTCTTGTCTTTGATGAAATTTGATACAAAGTAGTTCTGGATTTCTTGTTCTGTCTTGTACTTGCGTGACAGCTTTACGAAGAACGACCTGTCCTTACGTTTGTAGAACGTGTCACGTTTGATACGAGTCTTGCCCTTGTATGTCACAAAGTCATAGTCACCCTTACCAAAGTGTGCCTTCATAGCACAGTACATTAGATAAACGTCAATCGGTTCCATTACAGATACGCTTTGATACCCAATCAGTTAGAATGCAGGGAATTACCCCGTGAATAATTAGAACAATAGCCATCACCCACGCATGAGCAAGGTGCATAAAATAGTTAGTGTTGTTTTCCTTGAGATGTTTCATCAGTCCATAAACTTCCCATCTTTAATTAAATGATGCAGTCTATGTTTGACTACAGTAAAGAACAGAACAAATAAATTATCTGCCGTGTATGTTCCGTTTGGAACTTTCAGTTCATATGTCATACTGGAAGCTGTGCCTGTCGAGGGAGAAAGTT